GGTGGTCTGAACGCATGATGTAGAATATTTATGGCTCGCAAATCTCCAGCGGCACCCAGAATGTATTTACCATTTGCGCCCAATTTGCTATTACTTTCCCGTAGACCGACAATTTGCGATATCAAATTAGAATCAGATTCTGTTTCGGAAAGTCTTGAATCTGCCGCTGCTATACAGAATCCATCTCCCTGTATGCCAATAATTGTTGTCATTTTATTTTTCGTCTTTGTTGTTGATTTCTGTTTCAAAAATCAATTCGGTGATTATATCCCATATGTCTTCTTTTGATGAATCTGCAATTCTTTCTTTCATTTCTTTTGTTAATGCGTATAGCCATTCACCATTGCTGGCAACGCCAACAATTTCAATAAAATTGTTTTTCCGTAAAAATTCAATATCTTCTGCAAGGTCTTCCATTCCGTACTCCTGCTCGTCGTTCATTTGGCGGTGTACTCTCTGCCTCGAAAAAATCCCCTCCCGTTATAAATCCACATTGGCTCGTAGTTGAACCACTCATTACCTACTCCTGGTGGCTGGTATTGAACTACTGCCAATCCCTGTTGCCAATTCTCTGCGCCCATAAGCATTGGTCGCCCAAATTCGTCGGCTCCAGATTTCGTGGAGGGAACTGCGCCGTCTATCCGACAGAGACATCCCGGACTTGCCGCCATAACTGTTCGTGGTCCATTCTTTGACAGTCTGGTTCTGTACGCATACTCTGTACGATGGACGTGTCCGTATATCACCGAAATGTGGGCATCGTTCAAGTATTTGGTTGTAGTGGAGCCATTAGATGTAACCTTGTGGCCATGGATGACCATGATGTTTTCGTTAAGAGCAACATACGATTCTGGATATCCAGACACGTAATCAATGTCATACTCGTCCATTCGGCAGAGATAGGGAACCGACATAACTGGCCATTTATCTCGAAGTTCAGTGGATAATTTGCCCCTAGTTATCCCAAAAGCAGCTTCCGCATTCGTTTGTATATAGCGAGCCATGCGCGCTTCGTGATTGCCAGCAATCCATGAAATTTTAGCGTTGGGGGCGGCCGAGCGCATTTGTGCACAAAGCATTGTTGCTCTATCAACTGCCGCCTGAACCAACTGTTTAAATGGGGCGGCGGTCAGGTATTTGCTAAATTCGGCAAAGTCAAGGTTGTCACCAATCATTACTATTTGATTTGGGTTGATGTCCTCAATGAGTTGTAGCGCAACGGATATCGCTTTTTCGTCATGAATCGGCTCCAACTTGTTCGACTCGTTGTCTTTCTTGTAGAAACCAATTTGTATATCAGGGATGATGACCGCCTCTTCCCAACCCTTGGGGCGGGCAACTTTTGTCATTGACTTTTGTAGTTGTATTTTGGGCCCCTGTTGGATTACTGGCCATTCGGGACCGTCTTCCCATTTGGGACTAAATTGAATTGCCTGAAGGTCGTGAACAACGAATTCACCGACTTCATCTTTCGTCACCTGTTGATAAACAGATACCTTATTAACTCGACCTATTTCAGATAGGTCGATTCCTTTTTTGGAAAGCATTTCCATAATTGCGTTAATTGTTTTTTTACTAGCTTCATTCTTGGCTGATTGGTCGGCAATAGTTTTCAACTTGTTGCCGAGTTTATTTATTTTACTACTCATTTTTTTCACCTTGTGGATAGAGGTTTGTTTTTTTCATAAGTTTTAAAACACAACAAGATTTTGCAGAATCTATATCTTTAAAACAATTTCGTTTAGTTCCAAGAAATTCCCTACTAAAAGAATGACCTTCCGAGCGAAGTGTTCGTACCAAATTTATTGTTGATACTTCTCCGGCCATTGCAGAAATCAAAATCTTTATAGTGTCTTCGTCAAGAGATTTTAATAATTTTCCAAACTTGCATTCTTTGCTTTCTGACTGTGAATCAAGCAAATTTGTTAGCGAATCTTTTAGCATGATTTCAACCTGCTAACCTCTCTTGATTGTGGCAGCGTTTTTTATTGTGATTTTCATTGTCGCCCCCAATGTCGTTTATCAAGATAATACACCATCGAATTACAATGATGTGGGCAACCAATGAAAAATCAAAAACCAGACAATATTAAAAAAGCATTAGAAGAAGCAATAACTTCTGTCGGCATAGATAGCGACAGAGTGGACGAAATATTAAAAACACTGGATAAACAAAAATTATTTCGTTATCATCGTGACTCTGATGCAAATCTTCTCTCCACCGCCGGGAGGGTTCTCGTGGCGATTATTGAAGACCCAACAATGACACTTAGGGCAATATCTGTTTATCTTGATTTAAGCGAAACAATGATTGACAAAACAGTTAAATATCTAATTGCTGGCGGGTTAATTACAAAGACAAAATCCAATCGCAGAAATGTCTATACATTAAATAAAGAACTTATTAAAAAACAACAAGATATACAACATATTTTGGCCGCAGTTAGGGCTTTGGACGAACTCGATGATGGTGGGGTTGGAAATGGGGATGTTTTCTAATATCATGAATTAACGATGAGTAAAAAAAAGACTAAGTATAAAATCCACAAGTCAACCGAAGAGCTGACCGGAACCAAAATTAAGTACGGTTCAGCAACGTATACTCTTTTATGTTTTGCTGAAATGAAGTCAAGAATGAAACAGCCATCTTTCTCCCTAAAAGATGTTGTATATGTTATTTCTGGAAAAATAACAAGGAATTCTGACGCAAAAAAATCAATAAATATTTTAATTAGTGCTGGATGTTTGGAGCAGGTTTCTGATGGCAAGTGGAAAATAACAGATTTTGGTATAAAGACGAGAAAAATATTCGGAAGTTATGGCTCTATTGCTTCAGATTACAAATTGGAGCTAAACAGGCGCAGGTCATTGTATAAAAGAGAAGAAATTGGTTGGGAAGACCAAACAGAAATTATTTTTTAGAAGTATTTAACCAAGCAGAAAAAATCTGGTCAGCTACGGGCATAAACCAAACTTGACACTCATCGAGTGAATTTTTATCCCCAATAAGAGTCCAACAAATTTTCATTGGGTTATGAGCATCGGAAATTCCAGCATTACAGTCCATTCCATATCTCATTATGAAGGCAGAAATAATACATTCCCCATTTTTGTCTCTGCAGATTGCGTCCCCATCTTGATGTGGGCAAATTACTTCTAAAACTTCTAAATCTGCCCTATTGATACGCAAAATCAATTCATGTCCATCATTGTGCCATACTTGTTCTGACTGATTTATTTGTTGATTTGACATGTTTGGCTAAATTTTAAATTTAATATACGCCTTCGAACAAAATGCGAAGAAATATCTGCTCCAAATTCTCTAATGCTTCCATGCATTATCTTTCTTGGATTTTTTCTTATTTTTTCCGTCATTTCCATTCTTGCCAAATACTCCGACAGCATGGTCATCGATGTGTCCATCTATTTTTGCCTCAATTACACCTAGGTCCGCATCAATGTCACTAAGGTCGTAGCGAAGCGCATCTAGGCGCTCAACGACATATCCATGGTCGCGAACGTTTTCTTTCCTGCTCTTTTGAACAAGTGCGATGACAATACCAAAAAACCCGGTAATTATGGCTACAAGAATGGCATCATTCATATCACTCATCATCCTTCTTTAACGCTGATGAACATCGTGCGGTCTCTCATAGCCCGATTCCCAAATCTTCGAGGACGCGCTTGCCGGCTTTCGGTCCGTCGCCGTAACCCTTCGCCTTCTTGTAAGCAATTAATGCTTGCTCGGTTTTGGGACCGAACTGACCGTCGAAACTGCTCTTGTAAAAGCCTCGCTGGGCGAGTTCTTCTTGAAGTTTGACGACTCTCGGGCCGCTGTCGCCCGGGTCCAAATCCCCGCCGTCATCCTTGGCAGTGGGCGCTCCAGAGACAGCATTGTTTGCTGCTGGAGTCGCCGCACTTTCTGGCTTTTGAATGTTGCTCTTAGCCATGAACTCCACTACGGCCTGGGGCGGATTGTCCCCTTCGGTGTAGCGGATATGCCAAGGTTCTTCTGGGACCACCTCCCAAGAAAAACCAAACTTCCTCACGTTGGCAATGAGCCACTTCAAACGTTTCGGTTCCCCTGCGGTATGAACGTCAACGGCCAACCCGGTATTGTGCTGGGAGGTTCCCGGCGCCGCCAGGCTCGCCAGTTTGGGGTCCTTTTTATACCATTTTTTCCCTTCAAACGTTCTCGTAGCATTGCCGTTTGGCTCGGCGGTATACCGCTGCTTAAATGCGGCAAGTTGTGATTCATATGTTCTGTATGTGTCCCCGGCGGAAACTGGCTTCAACTCCAACCCATCGGCTTTAGCTGTTTCCACCATTGCCGCCCATGCGGCGGCAGTTAGCCAATGAAGTTTTCCTCCACCAGCTGCTGGTCGTAGAAGCGACTCAGGAAGTTTCCCGGGCTGTATTCCTTTTAGGTCGGCGGGTTGCTTGACCGCAACAACGATATCCCATTCGACCTTCGACATATGTATAACTTTCTTTCTCTTGCACAATAAAATTCGGTAAGAAAATTGTACAATAAAATTGTGATAAGAATAATTACTCTGGTTCTTTGTAAATAATTTTGTAAATACTTAAATGTTTTATCCAATCGAGTCCGTCGCCAGCGATTTCTCCCGCAGGTTCTTCTTCTTTCTTTTTCGCCGTCACATCATTTAACTAAAATTTCTTTTGTTTTTTCCAAAACGTCCAAGTCTTGTTTTGGTACATTTGTGTCCTATGATTCGATTTCTTTTCCTGTCGGCTGCTTTGGCCCTTCTGTTTCTGGTCCTTCTGTTTCTGGCGTGGTATCTTGTTTTTCGTTCTCTAAAGATTGTTCGGAAGTACGTGATGGGACGTCTTGACGCCCTGGAAGAATTGGAATTGTTTGTCGAGTCCCATCGGGATGAGGTATTTTCTCGGGAAGAGTAGTCTGTGCTGAATCTGTTCCGTCTGGTTCAGAATCTTATTTAAAGTTATTTATTATTAGTACACAAGATAGAACGCATTGTTGCGTCCCAATCTTCCCCACGTTTATCCATTGAAAAATTACTAAGTAATAAATGATTTTCTCTAACTTCATCTCTTCTCATTGAAAAATCAAGTAGTTCATCCAAATGATAAATCCATTCATTTGGTGTTTGGGCCACTCTCCCAATACCATTGTCAGCCAAATATTTGTACTCTGGAGAATAAGAACTAACAAAAGGAATACCAGCGGCGGCATATTCCAAACCTTTTATGAACGACTTAGCGTAGTTAAATTCAATATTATTTAAAGGAACTATACCCACATCAATATCTTTGAAAGAAGTTGGGTAATCAAGAATTGGCACCAAAGGTGATGTTTTTACTAATTTTTCATTTATATTTAAAAGTTTAGATGCCTTTGGAGCATGATTAACATGCCCCGAATGTTTAAATAAAATTTTTCTTAAATTTATGTATGAACCAAAAAAAGAACTTAGCTGTTCTAAATCATTTGAACGCCAGTGTGTTGCGCCAACCCATCCAATTTTTATTTTTTTTGAAGTGTTTAAATTTCTTGGTTTCCATCTACGCAAATCAATTCCGTTACGAACCATAAAAACATTTTTTCTTAATTTAGAATAGTAATCTTTTAAAAACGGGGTCGACGTTATTACAGCATCAGCAGCGAGAATTATTTCTTTGTATATTTCTCGATTTGAATTAGGATTATTTTTTGGGTCCGTTGCGGCGTGAGCCATATTCGATTTAGCCAATCCATCAAACCAATCATCAACGTCAACAACAATTTTTTGACCACGAGACTGAGCAATCGGAATTGATTGTAAAACTTCTTTTTGCATAAGAAGTTTAAAAACAACTATGTTCCATCCATGAACAGCCCTATCTCCATCAATTAGTAGACCAAATCCACGTTGCGAATTAAATCCTGGAAAACCAACCGTCGAGCTCCAGCCGCGTTTGTTCAATTCGTGAGATGGTAAAACACACCTGTACCACGCACAACCATTTGGTTGTAGCGGTTCTGTTCCCCACGACCAATCATGCGTCAAAAATGCCACTGTGGGCTTTAATGGTTTTTTCATAACTGAATAATTTTATTTTACGAGAAACAATAATTGAGAATGTGGTATGCTCGTGACACCGCCTACAAAACAAAGCGGTAGGAGAAAACTATGTCAACATTTGTTAAAGATACAGTAGAGAGAGCAGTAAGAACTTTTCTTCAGGGCTACTTTGGCGCCTGGTTTGCAACCGGTGCAGATTTTGATGGTCTTGTCGCAATGGACAACCTCAAAGTTGGTGTAGTGGCGGTTGCTCTTTCTGTAGCAATGAGCATGGGATTGAAGAATGTTGGTTCAAACAAGGATTCAGCAAGCGTCTTGTAATTACTGCCCGCATCTGTCGGGCTCGTAATCTACAATTGGACACAGTAGTTGGGAGCGCGTGTCGATGCTTGCTGGTATTTACAACATCACTTGTCAGCAAGGCTCGACATTTGGCCGCACGATAACTTACAAATATCTCGACCCAGCATCGCCACCATCTGACCCCACGTATTTGGCGTGGAACCTCACTGGCTACACAGCGCGCATGCAAGTTAGACGAACGATTGAATCGAACACTGTCTTAATTTCGCTGACCACAGAAAACGGAAGAATTTCCTTGGGTGGCCCTAGTGGAATCATTGAGTTAAATATTTCTGCCGCAGACACTGCGGCCATCACGAGTTCTGGTGTTTACGACCTGGAAATCATTTCGATGACTGGAATAGTAAGTAGAATTATTCAGGGAAACTTTACCCTCTCGCAGGAGGTGACAAGATGAGCGTTCCGAATCAGGTGATTATTAGCCCAGACTCACCGAATCAGGTGACGATAGTGGCATTTAGCGGTCAATTTGTCCTGACTAGTCGACACGTTCATACACAGAGTACAGCATCGGATACTTGGACTATCAACCACACCCTTGGGGGTAAACCCTCGGTCACCATAGTCGATTCTGCTGATACCACGGTCTTCGGTGAAGTACAATATGTAAGTAATTCGGAGGTGACGGTATCCTTCTCCGCCCCCTTTTCGGGTTACGCCTATTTGACGTGAGGTAAAAGATGGCGCAAAAGTTTTTGACTAACATAAACCTTAATCAGAACCAACTGATTAATGCTTCGTTTGAGGTTCTTGCCAGCGACCCGGGTTCGGGCAACTTCGAGGGTCGCCTCATCTACAACTCCACCACCGACACCATCAAGGTGTATGCCAATGGTGCGTGGCGCTCGCTCCCGCACACCATCGTCTCCGGCGGCGGTGCCGGAATTGCCGAGGCACTCACCGTCTCCGAATCGAACGGAACAATCACTCTCACGCTGAATGTTGCCGATACGGACAGCGCTGGCTTGTTGTCTGCCGAGTTTTGGAATTTGCTGACCAACTCCACATCGGACGCGACGGCGTCCACTCTCGCCAAGCGCGACGCAAGCGGAAGGCTCAAGGTTGCAACTCCCTCCGATGCGGCACATGCCGCCACCAAGGGTTACGTCGACGCCGCAAGACAGGGCCTCGACGTCAAGCAGTCGGTTCGCGCCGCGACGACCGCCGCGGTCAACATGGCGACCGATTTGGAGAACGGTGATGTCATTGACGGCGTCACCCTCGCGACCGGAGACAGAGTCCTCGTCAAAGACCAAGGTGGCCCGGGAGTCGCGCACGTCGACAACGGCATTTACGTCGTCCAGGCGAGCGGCGCTCCGATTCGCTCGAGCGACGCGAACGGAACCGCCGACACCGGCGAGATTTCCGCCGGCACGTTCACCTTCGTCGAGGAAGGTACGGCGAACGCCGACCACGGCTTCGTCGTCTCCACGAACGGAACAATCACGGTCGGAAGCACGGCGATTGCCTTCACGCAGTTCTCCGGTACCGGCTCATTTACCGCTGGCGACGGTTTGTCGAAAGACGGCAACACGCTCAACGTCAACGTCACGGCGAACAGGACGCAGATTACAGCGGACGCAGTGGACATCGCCTCCACCTATGTCGGTCAGTCGAGCATCACCACCCTCGGCACGATTACGACCGGTACGTGGAACGCGACCGATGTTGGTGTTGCCCACGGTGGTACCGGAGCATCCGACGAGGCGACCGCAAGAACCAACCTTGGTACGAAGACTTCTGCCGGCGCGGTCACCACTTCCACCTCCACGCTCGCTCGCGTCGCCGCGCAGGGAAACACGGCGCACGCGTCGGGTACGTCCACCACGACGGTGACGCACAATTTCAACACCACCGATGTCATCGTCCAGGTGTACGAAATCGCCACGGGCGAGACGGTGTTCGGCGACGTGACGCGACCCAATGCGGACACCGTTCAGGTCGTCCTGTTGGGCAATCATTCCGCGAACGCATTCCGAATCGTGGTCGCGGCGGTCTAATACACATAGCCGACCTCGAGGGGTCGGCGAACTACTCCCAATAGCGATTGAGGTCGCACGTGGCACAAAAATTCGTTACACCGATAACCATCAAGCAGTTGCAGTCGGCTGGGTCCGACGCGATAACGGTTTTCCTGAACGGCGAGGTGTATGGTCGCGTAAAACTCGAGGGTGGCGGTCGCATCTCGTGGAGCGACGGCACGGGAACGTACGACACGAATCTTTATCGCGACGGCGCGAACGTCCTCGCAACCGACGACATATTCAAAGCGCTGACCGCGCTCGTTTCCCCGACCACCGCCGGTGCTCCGTCGGTGAGCGTGCCCGACGGCGCGATTGCCGTCGACACGACCAACAACCGCCTGTACTTCAGGTCGAACTCCACTTGGCGAGTCGTGCAGGGCGGCGCGACGGTTTCCGCCGATGCTCCGGCGAGCCCGCTCGAAGGCGCGCTGTGGTTCGACACCGACGAAGACACGCTGTACATCCGAGAAGGAAACGCGTGGGTCGTCGCTGGTGGCGGCGGCGGCGGTTTGATTTCGGCTGGCGACATTGACGGCGGAAATGCCGTGGAGGACATTTTGGAGGCAGAAGTAAGTAATTTTGTTTTGGCTTCTTTTGATGGAGGGACGACCCTGTAATGGCTGGCGCAAGGATTCAACTCAAACGAGCGACTGCGGCCTCCTGGGCCTCCGCCAACTCGGTGCTTTACGCTGGCGAAATCGGACTTGAGACCGATACCAACAAATTCAAGATTGGCGACGGAAGTACGGCATACAGTTCGCTCCCGTATTTCAACGGGAACCTAACCGGCTCAAGCCTGAATGATTTGTTGGATGTCGTAATCACCAGCGCTTCAAACGGCGATTTTCTGCGTTGGAACGGAACCAATTGGGTAAATGACGCGGTAAACCTCTCCGTGGATACGGTCGGCGACTACGTCGAGTCGCTCGTTGCCGGCACGGGAGTCACCGTTACCAACAATTCAGGCGAGGCCGCTACTCCAACGATAGCAATAGGACAAAGCGTCGCCACGAACGCTTCGGTTACCTTCAACAGCGTTTCCGCAAACGTCACCGGCAACGTCACCGGCAACGTCACCGGAAATGCCGATACCGCCACAACTCTCGCCACTGCCAGAACGATTTCGCTCAGCGGCGACGTCTCCGGCTCGGTGTCGTTCGACGGTTCGGCGAGTGTGGACATTGTCGCGACCATTCAGTCGAACAGCGTCGCTCTCGGCACGGACACGACCGGAAACTACGTCCAAAGTCTCGTCGCGGGAACCGGGATAACGCTCAGCGACAACTCCGGCGAGGGCGCGACCCCAACCGTCGCAGTGACGGCAGGGACTTTCGATGCTTACGGTGCGGCGGCGAATGCGGAAAGCAACGCCGCGACAGCATTGAGCAATCACGAATCCGACACGACCAACATTCACGGAATTGCGGATACGTCCGTTCTCGTGACTTTGGCGGGCACGCAGACCCTCGTCAACAAGACACTCACGAGCCCGACGATTACTGGAATTTCGCCACAAATTACACTCTCTGGCGATTTGACAGGTTCGGTGACGCTTACCGACCTCGGCAACGGCACATTGACCGCAACCGTCGCCGCCAACTCGGTCGAACTCGGCACCGACACCACCGGAAATTACATGTCGGATGTTACGGCCGGAACGGGAATAAGCGTCACGCACACCCAAGGCGAAGGTTCGAATGCCACGATTGCCATCGATGCCACGCTCGATGAACTTTCCGATGTCAGCGCGGCGTCACCGACGGAAGGTCAATTCCTCAAGTGGAACGGAACGGCATGGGTGCCAGATGACATTCCGACCATCAACACCCTTGACGACGTTGGCGATGTCACCATCACGGAAACGGCGTCGGGTCAATTTCTTAAGTGGAATGGAAGCGCCTGGGTGAATGATGCGATTGACCTCGGCACCGACACGACTGGCAACTATGTTTCTGATGTAACAGCAGGGACGGGCGTCTCTGTAACACACACGCCAGGCGAGGGTTCAAGTCCGACCATCGCCATCGGTCAGTCCGTCGCCACGAACGCCAACCCATCGTTTGCCGGAGCGACCCTCGATGCGGTGCAAATTGGAATTACCGCTGCTGGCGAAATCGATACGACTGCCGGCGATTTGACGATTGACTCGGCTGGCGGCACGGTAACGGTCGATGACAACCTGACCGTCACGGGCAACCTGACCGTCTCAGGGACGACGACGACCATCAATACCGAGACACTGACGGTGGACGACAACATCATCGTCCTGAACAACAACGCAACCGGCGCCCCATCCGAGAACGCAGGCATCGAAGTCGAGCGCGGCTCTTCGGCAAACGTTCAGTTGCGCTGGAACGAGACGAGCGACAAATGGGAGTTCACGGACGACGGAACAAATTTCTATGAAATTGCCTCAGTCAATTATGTTGACCAAAACGTCATCTCTTCGCTTGACGACATCGGCGACGTAACAATCACCTCTGCGTCTACCGGGGAGTTCCTGAAATGGAGCGGAAGCGCCTGGGTCAATGATGCGATTGACCTAGGTACCGATACAACTGGAAGTTATGTGCAGTCGCTCGTCGCCGGTACGGGGATAACTCTTACCAACAACTCCGGCGAGGGCGCGACACCGACGATTGCGGTGACTAGCAATACCTTCGAAGCACACGGTGCAGTTGCTTCCCACGAGGCTGACACGACCAACATTCACGGAATCGCCGATACCTCGGTTCTTGTCACTCTCACTGGAACGCAAACTCTCACGAATAAAACGCTGACCAGTCCGTCGCTCACCGGCACCCCCACTGCGCCAACGGCAACATCTTCGACCAGTTCGACACAAATAGCAACCACGGCATTTGCTGCAACCCTGCAAAGAGATTCCTTGGTAAGGTTCTACATGGAGGTAATTTGATATGCCATTGACACAAAAACGACTGGTTGGTCCGACCCAACTTACGACTACGACGACTACGGTTCTTTACACCGTGCCACAGAGCACGACCACCATCGTGAAGCAGATTATCCTCTGCAACACCACGGCGTCTGCCGTCACGGTGACATTGGTGTGCAAGCCGCTAAACGTCACGCAGGCTTCGTCGCAGAATTTCTTCAACGCCCTTTCCATTGCGGCGAACGAAACATTGACTTTCCAGACGAACCTTGTCTTGACGAACAACGGCAGCACGGCGAACGCCACCAACAGCGACCAAATTATTGGTTCCGCAAGTTCCAACTCGGCAGTCAATATCTTCCTGAACGGAGTTGAGGAATCGTAATGGTCGCAAGTTTTGTTCGCCTGAACAACACGTCGCTTTCAACAGCGGAGTCCACATCGAGTATCTCCGGCTCACTGGTGAACTTGGCGAGTTTTTTGAACCTTCCCGACCCCGTATATGGGAGTGGGGCGGACGGCGATGGAACGATTGCGGCAGATACGACCATGTCTCGTGATTTTTTCTACAGAAATCTGACCGTTAACGCCAACATCAAATTGAACCCCGGCGGTTTCAGGTTGTTCGTCCAAAATGTTCTCACGTTGAACAGCGGTTCCGAAATCGGCTACACCACGGGATTTTCGACCGCAGGCTCACTCGCTCAGGGCGGTGCGACGAATACGGCGGTCACCCACAGTCTCGGTGGTTCGAGCGGCGCACAAACGGCGACTGCGCCGACGGCGGCGCTTGGCGGTACGGCGTACTACCAGCAACCGTTGCAGGCAATTCGCGGTTGGGCGGTGACGGCATCATCGGTGACTCCCACGTTTCTAAGAGGGGGTGCGGGCGGGTCTTCCGGTGCCGGTGGCGGTGTCGTTCTAATTTCTGCTCGGTACATAACCGTTTCCTCCGGAACGGCGTCTTTCAAAGCACCGGGAACCTCCGGTGCCGGAGGTGGTGGCGGGGGCGTAATTCTCATCGTGTCTTCTGCTTCGGTCCTCAATGCGTCAATATCAACCGACGTGACGGGGGGAACGGGCGCATCGGTCGGCACCGTGAACTACATGCAGGTGGCGTGACATGGCAATCGAAAGACTCGTAACAAAAAGAAACCCGGTACAAAAAACCGGCACTGACAAGTTGTTCGGTGCCGGCAGTGACGGAACGGTGACGATTTCAACCAACACTTCGCTTGCCCGCGACATGTATTACGCCAACCTGACCGTGAATGCTGGCGTCACGTTGTTTACGAACGGCTTCAAGATATTCGTAAGCGGAACGTTGACAAACAACGGAACAATCGGAATGCCGACCGGAACGGCACAGACCACTAGCGTTCTGGCGGGTTCGGTGATGACGCGAATCGACGGAAACGCCGCATACGTTGCGGCTGATGCACTTGGCGCAAACCTGGCAATAGCCGAAGTGCGAGACATAGAAACGTTGATTTCTGGCGTCATGCAAAAAGGAGCGAACAGACGGGTGTTTTGGTCGGGCTCGGCTGGCACTACGGGAAATCCCGGCTCGGCGAACCCCGGCGGCGGCGGCGCAGCGAATCCCGGCTCTGCGGGAAGCGGCGGCTCCGCCGGAACGGGGGGTGGCTCGGTCGTCGTGTTGGCAAAATCAATCAGTGGTTCCGGAACTTTCGTAAGCCAAGGTACGGCCGGAGGTTCAGGCAACCCGGGGAGTTCTGGTTCGAGCGTTTCCGGCAATCCCGGCCACAACCCACAAGGTCACTCGCCTGGTCACAATCCGGGAGGTCACTCGCCTGGTCACAATCCAGGAGGTCACTCGCCTGGTCACAACCCCCAAGGACATTTCCATTCGCCAGGCAGCGAGTCCCACGCTCACAATCCCCCCGGACATTTCCATTCGCCAGGCAGCGAGTCCCACGCTCACAATCCCCCCGGACATTTCCATCATGATGGCCACCATCAAGCGCCGAATTGCCAACACGATACACACCATCACCATGGCCACTGTGCTGGTCATCATCCCGGTCACCATAACCCGAGCCACCAGCACACCAATCCGGGCAATTCGCATCCCCACCATAACCCGAGCCACCAGCACCAAAATCCGGGTAATTCGCATCCCCACCATAACCCGAGCCACCAGCACACCAATCCGGGCAATCCTTTCCATTTCTCCCACCCGGGCAATCCTTTCCATTTCTCCCACCCGGGCAATCCGTTCCATTTCTCCCACCCGGGAAATCCTTTCCACAATCCCTCCCATGCTGGGGGTACCGCAAATCCGGGAAACAGTGGAAATCCCGGAGGTACCGGCAGTTTGGTGGTCCTGACCCGAGGAATCACCACGCACGTCGCATCCTCGAACCTGACCTACGTGGAGGACTTGGATGACTGATACCGATTACAGTGGTAGAATTACTACTAGAATTTCATCTGTATCCGAGTATTACAGGAGCCCCAGAATGCCCTACGAGTTTTCGATGCTTGCCCCCGAGGACATCGCGCAAGAGACGGCTCGAGTCCAGAAGGAACTTGAGCGCCAGTTGTACGGCGCCATTCTGAAATTGGGTGTGGACCCCAAAGAGTATGACACCGCCACGCACGTCGTTCCGGAGGATGAGACGACACCCGATTATCAGACGAAACTGGACATTGCGCGAATCCTGAGCAATCTCGCATTCATCGAATCCCTCTAAGTTTCGGCGCCGTGCGCCGAGAATATGTTAGGCTCCCTAGTCATGGAACAAATGGATGTTGCGCCGTGCTTGACGGTGTTCGAGAACGCGTTCAAACCGCAAAATTTCATTGAGTTGCTTGAGGACGAATGCAGGCAACAGTGGGGTTATGCCTCCTGGTATCTGACGTACGTCGGCTCCGAAGGTAAGCAGCGTCAGCAAGTCAATTACAGGTCGTCCCTCGCCTGCGAACTTCACCCCCTTTTGGTGCCTATCGAGCAGATTGCCGAGCCGAGAATAATTCCGCTGGCGAAACTTTGGCAATCAATCCACTCCGATTTGCAGACATGCGTTTGGTCGTACCGAAACGCCTACGACCTGGAGGTCAGCCGTGACGAAGGTTTCGCTTGCCTGAAATACGGCCAGGGTGCCGAATATCGAGGGCACGTCGACCACGCCCCACAAAATCAGCGAGTTTTTTCCATCGTTGCCTTCGTCAACGACGATTTTGACGACGGGGAATTGGTGTTTCCTCATTTTGATGTATCAATCAAACCGAAGGCTGGTTCCGTCGCGGTATTCCCGTCAAATTTTCCTTATTATCATTTTGCGAGACCAGTCGGAACGACGAACGACACCGACACGAAGTATTCCCTGGTGACATGGTTTAGGTAGCAACGTGCTTCCGCGAGTGTGCATAGTCGGTTCGGGAACCTCGGGGTTGGTCGCGGCGATTCTTTTGAATTCTCTTTTTCCCAAAATGCAAATCACCGTGATTTCATCGAAGGAAATCGGGATTATCGGCGTCGGGGAAGGCTCGACGGAGCACTGGCGCCAATACTTCCAAGAACCCTGCGGCATAGACGTCAACGAGATGATTCGCAACACCGCCGGAACGCATAAATACGGCATAAAATTCGAGAACTGGACCACCCATACCCCGGCTTATTTCCACAGCGTGAGCGGAGAGGGATTCGGTCCGAATTTTTTCAACGCGACGTATTCATTCGCCCATTTCAATGACTGGCTTCTGACTCCGGCGATGATTACACATCTCGACAACAACAAAATCGTCGACGACAAGGACAATCCACACAGAACGACTAATCAATTTCATTTCGACACATTCAAACTGAATTCGTATTTGACGGCGACGGCGGCCGACAGGAACGTCACTTTCGGCGAAGGCAAGGTGGCGAAAATTGAACGAAACCCAGAAAACGGATTCATAACGGCGATAATCACCGACACGAAACTAAAATGCGAAGCCGATTTTTTCATTGATGCCAGCGGGTTCAGTCGCGTCCTCATGTCAAAACTCACGGACAACGACGAATTCGTGAGTTACAGAAAGTACCTTCCCTGCGATTCAGCGGCGGTATTTCCGACCCCACCCGACGAGTCGGGGAACATTCGCCCCTACACGAGGGCCCGGGCCATGCCGAATGGTTGGATGTGGGAAATACCCACGCAAGAGCGACGAGGCAACGGCTACGTATTCGCATCGGACTTTTGCAGCGACGAACAGGCGGTCAGGGAGTTGTCGGAGGCGCACGGTCGCCAGATAGAACCAGCGAAAATAATCCGTTTCAAGTCCGGTTACTTCAAGAACGCAGTCCTGTTCAATTGTGCAAGTATTGGACTGTCGAGTTCTTTCGTTGAGCCGCTGGAGGCGACGGCAATCACGACCAGTATCCAGCAAGCGCGAATGATTTCAACGATGCTCCCGACCTTTCACATCGGCAACAAGGCGCAGGTCAGGCAATACCAACAGCGATACGAGAGTCTGTTGGAAAATATAGTGACCATGATTTCTCTGCATTATATTTCCGACAGAACCGATACCGAGATGTGGCGGGCTCAACAAAGCGCCGAAATCCCGGAAACATTGTCACAATTGTTGGCGTTGTGGAAGGAGAGAATGCCGGAACAGTTTGACGTTCCGGTTTTCGGCTACGAGATGTTCGGCTCGGCGCATCTGTGGCACGTCGCGCAAGGTCAAGGCATACTCGACAAAAACGTAGCACTCGCTCAATTGAACGCATACTTGTCGCATTCTGCTTGCTCAAAGACGTTCGCCAACAAGAAAGCAGAGCAGGCCAAAACGAGGAAAATCGACCATGCGCTTGTTTTCAAGACGTAATCGCCCGACAATCAAGCCGGGGATATGGGAAAATTTGCCAGTCCCAAAGCCGAACGAAATCTTCGCCGCACCGGTGGACAATCGCCTGTGGCATCCGAAACTCGCCCTTCGGACCAGCAGGAGTCGAACACCCGATTGGTTCAGGGACCTTCCCCACGGAGAATTGAGCCTAAAGCGATGTTACGGCGTCGCCGACTTCCTGAGAACCGGGTACGTCCTCCCGTTGTGGGCGACCTTGGATGTCAGGCTACCAATCAACAAACTTAACACCCGATGGGACGCGAGATTCGACGGGATTGCATCCGAACTGTTCAGGGTCGAATCGCTCAGCGAGAAGGACAAGCAGTATTTTTTCAGCCAACACGCCCTGTCCAATAATCAATTTGGGTCTCAACAAACTGGCGGCGATTGTCCGGTGGCGCATAAAAAACCGCGAGAATCTTCCTACCTCAAATTGCCGACGCCGTGGGTGGTGAGGACCGCGCCGGGTTGGTCGTCGTTGTTCTTGCCAGTGCTATGGGAACCCAATGAAAATTACGAAGTGCTGGGCGCGGTGGTGCACACGGACTACTATCCGAACGGGAATCTGGTGATGAACATACTCACGAACCAACCATTCAGAATTGAGGAGGGAACGGTGATGCAGCACATTATCCCGTTCAAGCGAGACGCTTCCATACTCGATACGGAGGTTTTGAGGGGCGACGAATCCGCGCACAAATTATTGCACAATACGGGGTTCGGCGCGGTATTCACCGGCAAGGAGGACATGCACGGCGGCTACAAGCGCGAACAAAAACGATTAGACAATGAGATGAACTGATGTACCGCGTCGTATTTCTCCCGGAGGATGCCGCCGTCGAGGATGCATATTCCCTGGCGTCGGAATGGGGATTGAGCATTCAGCACGGAGATTCACCGAGAACAGAACCGTTGGACTTCGACCGCTCGAAAATTCAGATTCTTTCGATACCGATAGACAAAGGCTTCGAATACGAAAAGGCAACATTCCGAACAAATGAACCGATTTCAATTAAATACAGCAACGACCACGAGAACGTCAAAGATTATTCATTTTTCATGAGACCGGACGGCATCAGGGTCGGCAAAACCTGGTCCGTTCCCTCAATGTTGATGGATGACCATAGGGCCGTCATGAACATCTCCGTCTCCTTCCCCGGAAAATATGAACTCGTTTCGGTGAGAGACGGAATCGAACAGGATACGGTCACCTTGATAGTTTTGGGACCGAACGACGACGCCGAAGGGGTTGATGAATGATTGAACACATAGGTCACAAATCAACCCACATCGCCGTAGTGCCCGACATTGTTTCTCCGGATGTCTGCAACGACCTCCTGGAGGCTTGTCGGAAGGATTGGGAAAAATTGTTTTACCCGGGTCCAACGCTCGCCGGCGTCGACCCGACGATAAAACTTACAATGGACTTCGATTTCAGCGGACATCAAGCGGCCGAAAAGGGCGCAGATTATGCGACTTACCAATACCCGGAAAACAAAATAGCGGAATCGCTGCGAACATCAATATCCCTATACCTTGAGGCATATTCGGAACTAAAGGCCGCGCCGAGTTTAAGGGATTCGGGCTTTCGCCTACAACGTTACACGAAAGGTTTCGGCTTTTACCGTTCCCACCACGACGGCGCTCCGTGGGACCCGGAGCCGACATGCAACAGAATTCTGGGAATCGTGATATATCTCAACACCGTCGAGCGCGGCGGCGAGACGTGGTTCCCGCTGCACGACGTGAAGGTCAAGGCTCGCGCTGGCTCGATAGCGATTTTCCCGGCCACATGGACACATCCGCACCAATCGTGCGTCCCAATTTCATCGGACAAATGGATAGTCAGTTCCTTCATACTGTCCGATAAGCGACCCCCATCGGTCAACGAACCGCAACAGTCGAAATCCGTCCCCGACGCTCCCGTCACGCTGATTGACACCAATCCGGAAAACCAAAGTGCGCAACACGATGCCGACCAATGATTTCCCCATTCTGATTAGACAACTCGTCCCAGACGAGGGCATGCGACGACGGTTCAGTTCCCACCATAGAGGGATGGAAACGTATAGAGACGAGGATTGGGCGAGAATGTCAAACGACATTCCACTCATTCCGCAACTCTGCAACCCCAAGGTAGATGTTTCTTTTTGGTCAATTATTTATGATTGTGCGAAACGGTATTTTCCCGAGGAGGCAGTCGCCTCTTACTGGAAGTGGGTCAAGTACTCCCCGTTGTTGGGCAACCCGAAACTTCCCCCACACGTGGACCTGAACGCGTGCACCTTCACGATTGACCTACAATTGGACGGAAATATCGATTGGGAACTGTACGTGGAGGGTACGCCCTATCTCATGCGTAACGGCGATGCGCTTTTGTATATGGGTTCAGACCAGATGCACTGGCGCCCCAAATACCCCAGCGAAAACATAAAATCGTATCTGGAAATGTGCTTCATTCATTTCGTCGAACCAGGGCATTGGTACCACCTCAAGGGGCCTCGGCACATAAATTCGGACGAAGTGCGGCTTCCGTGGAAAGAAAAGATGCTAGGGTTGCTGGCGCAATACAAATGCGATACTTTCCAACCGCTCGGCGACGAGGAGAACTTCAATGGATACTAAAACACTCAGGAGATTGGCAAAGCAGTACGGCATTCCCGAAACCGAGGACATACGCGATTGCATACCCGTGCCGCAAAGTCCGGACGATTGGCTTTTTGCGCCGGTCTTGAAATGGGTGAAGGAAAAACTCGGACTTGATTAAGCCCAAAGACATCGCCGAGATATCCAAGCAGTGGTTCACTCGTTCATACTGGAACAGGGTCAACACCATTGAGGCATGGGCATTCGCAACCAAAATATGCATCATTTTTCCGGGGTTGCTCTTCGGCAAGCAGTGGTGGTGGTTGTATATTTTCGCCCTTCTTTCGAGTTTGGCGCTCGTATTGACGTCGACCATAAAAACCCTTCCGACGATTATTTGGTTCAACATCGCCTGGATTTGCTTAGCCATCCTGTCGATTGTTAAGCACTTCACAGGGTTCGGGTCGTGACCGAAACGATTACTTTATATTGGGCACCTGCACACGGACTCGGTAGTCAATACGATTATTGCCACCTGTACCCCGAGCCGCTAACCCTGTACGAGGAATTGACGCCCTACAAAGCCGACCTGAAAGACAACCGAGACGATTACCTTCGTTGCCCGGCGGTGAGCAACAGGCTGAAAAAAACCTTCGTGTTTCGCTCGGTCACGAACACCAATGTTCGGGTAATTGACCAATCGCACGTTTCGTACGAAATCACCTCGAATGACGACCAGCGAAGACATCAGACGACGGTGGAGTTACTGCACAAGCAAACCCTGAACAATCACCTGTTATTGAATTATTCGCATCCGGTTATTTTCTTTACGGACGTGGAATCGCTGACGGTCTCCATCACGGCACCGTTCTTTCAAAAGACCGCGCACTCCCAATACGGAGTCATCGTACCCGGGGAGTTCGACGTCGCCAAATGGTTCAGACCCATGAATTTTGAATTTCAATTATGGGAAGGCGTCAATGAATTGAGGGTGCCCGTCGGGGACCCGCTCGCATATTTTGAGTGTCAGACCGATGCGAAAGTCGTGTTGAGAAAATTCTATTTGACGCCGCATTTGAACAAATTGTCCAGTTCGCTGATACACGTGCAACCCCACCGACGCTTTGCCAAACTAAAAGAAAAGTACCGTCTGTTCGAACAGGCAAAATTGAGCAAAGGAATACTCAGGGAGATTCAAGCAAATTTGATGGATTAGGACTTGATTGTTCTATCGGCGAAATTCAACCCGCTGAAT